TCACAGGCAAAGGCTTTATGCCCCTGTTGCTTTAAAGCTGTCTCGCAGGGCTTTTTCGTTGCCATATCATGTGCATCTATCTTTCGGATGACTCCTGCCGTCTCCTTCCTGCGTCTCAGGGTATCTCTTGTCATTCCTGCACCACCTCAATATCTTCTCCTGTCAGCTCTTCAAGCTTCTGTCGCATTTCCTCGATGGTCATTTTCTTTGGTTCTTTGCGCTCCCAGATGAGTTCGAGGTTGCGATCACCATCATTGTGTCCAGTGTCATGCTCTTAATCTTCTCACAGGCAATATTCAACTCTTTTCTAGTCAATGCTGTGTTGATTCCCGTGATATTTCTGAACTGGATTTCTTTTTCCAGTCCTTCAATGCCGTCTTTCTTTACAATCTCTCTTGCCAGAATCAAACCTTGTGATCTGCCAGCTGTATAATCATCAACTTTCCCCATCACCTATTCCTCCGTAATAAAGTCTTCTATGCTCATTTGTTCATCTCTTTCATAAGCCAGCATTTCCTCTGTCGCTCGCTTGTAGAAATTTCTGTCAATCTCGAATCCATAAGCACTTCTCCCGAGTTCTGCCGAGAATTTCTCTTTCGTCTTGCCCTGCTTTTCTAGTTCCTTGCAGAGCAGAGCGTAGTTTATCGTTACTTTCTTTGGTTCCATAATTCCTCCTTAATTCGAGTTCAGTAGTTGCTCTTCCAGAGAGTCCATGTCGTATTCTCTGCGATCAAAGTTGTTGAGGTTTCTGCTTACTGGCGGTTTTGATTGTTTTTTCTTCTTTTCCGATCCTTCCGGTTCATTATCAAATTTACCTTCTAAAATCTTTTTTAAGTTCTGCTCTTTTATGATCCAATTAAAATTTGCATTAAATTTATAATCCCCTTTACTTTCTTTGCCTTTCAGGAATTTGCTGTTCTCCGCTTTTATAAATGCGGTTCTGATCTGGCTAAAACTGAATTTCTTACAGGCTGCATCAATATCTTCCTTCCTGCTATTGGAAATCCGCTCAACTCTATCGAAACTCTTACAAATATCATTAAATGTGTCGGCGATCAGCTGATAGCTTATTTTGCTATCAGTCTTATCTCTTACTCTATCTCTATTCTCTAACTCTATCTCTATATCTGTGTTACACTTCTGCACATTGTTGTTACACTCCGTTACATTCGTGTTACATTGTAACGCCTTATTTTTTCTTGATGCCCTGACACGCTCCGCTGATTCCGATTCCGAGCAGATTAAAGACTGTGTTTCCGTCATTAAAAATTCTGTTTCGGAACAGGGCTCAATAAGTCCTTGAGATAGCAGGTATTGTACAGTTACTTTTACATTGTCTGGATCTTCGTCTATTGTCAGGGCGATTTCTTCCGGAAAATTTTCTTCAATCCCCTCGAAAAACAGCTTTCCACCATTGTTTAAACTCAGCAGCTGCATTTTTAGATAGATAATGGTATACGTATCACCACCAGCAATTTTCCGTAACTTTTTAATTTTGGGCTGTGTAAAAAAATCTTTCTGTAGCTTAAGCCAGTAGTATCGTTTTGACATTAAATCACAGCCTTTCTGTATCTATCTGCATTCCAGACTGGTATTCGCGGTATATTTGCATCCAATCATCCAGCTCCATCGTAACAAGGATTTTATGATTGTTTTTCTTATGGAATACAGCAGGAAGATTTCCCGCTTTATTCGCTGCGGCATCTCTCTTTGCTTGATCCATCCAGTCATAAAGTCGCATCTGCTCTTGATGTTTCGCTTCCACATGAATTAAAGGAAGACCAACCACGTCTGAAGCATCGCCTGTATTTCCGCAGTATTGCGCTGTTCTGCGCGCTTCTTTATATCCATAATCGCGGAAGATACCAGCTAATTCCCGTTCAAATCTTGCGCCTTTCTTTTTATTATTTACTGCCATTCCATTTCCTTTCTTTGTAGTGCAGGCAAGGCTCATCCTTTTCCTTGCCTTTGCACTCCCAAAATCTCTCGCAATGTATGCATTCTCTTGTTTTCTTCATGTGATCGCCCTACATGAACGGAAGTTCTTCATCAACTCCATCAGGGACGTTTTGGAATCCATCGTGGTCCGGCTGTCCATATTGCGGAGCAGACTGTCCGCTGCTTCCATTGCTTTCGCAAAACTCAAATCCACTGACGATCATCTGCATTCCATAATACTTCACACCGTCTTTTTCATAGTTGTTGTTCCTCATTTCTCCATCAATTAAGAGTTTCGTTCCCTTTCCAACATTGCACTTTTCGAATGTTTCCGCAATCTTTCCGAATGCTACGCACCGAAAAAAGTCGGCGCTTGTATCTCCGTCCCTCTTAAATCTGCGGTTTACGGCAAAATTAAAACTTGCTACTGCTTTCCCGTCATTTGTGTATCTCATTTCTATATCTGCCGTCAGTCGTCCGCATAAAATAATTTTATTCATATCAATTCACCTCTTAATTTCCAAACAATGCCGCTGCTGCGCTCTGTCCTCTTTCGGAAGATTCAGTTTTTTCTTCCTGCGACTGTTCCATGTCAATAATCTCCGCATCGCTATCGTTATCGACGTATGTTTTTGTTCCGTCATCGTTTATCACTGCCATATCTGCATCCATTGCCGACATCATATCGATAGACATGATTCCCCATTTAGATATCAACTGGCGCAGCATAGTTTTATATGCCATTCCGTCAAAATCCTTTTCCCAGAACGTGTATCCCTTTTTCGCCTGATATCCTTTGGAATACTTTAATGCATGGGCTTCCATTTTCTTTTTGCTCCAATAGATCGCCTTTTTAAACCCATTTGTGTACTCAAACATTGCATAATATCCGATTGTTTCAGCCTGTTCCCTTGCTTCTTCATCCTCGATCAGATGCACCTCAATCTCTTCGTTCAGAGGATCAAACCTGACAAGCTCGCCCTCTTTAATCGCCAGTACGTTCAGTTTTTTGTACTGCCCGGAACGAATTGCGAGCTGGATATACCCTTTATATCCAAGCTGGAACTGTGCCACCTTACCTTTGTTTCTGTCATTAAACGGCACAAGGTAATACTGTCCCAACTGCGGAGACGGTGAAAGGTTCAGCGACTCACCCAGCAGCGCACCGGAAAGGATCGATTGATTTGTGCATTCCTGTAATGCTGCATTGTTATTTACAGCCGATACAATTGCAGAAATAAATCTCTGACCGTTCTTCCCACCGATTACGTTGTTGATCTGGTTTTTAACTGCTTCCTGTGTTAAATATGCTGCGATTCCTGTGTTTTTTCTTGCTGTTAAGCTATTTCCTACTGCCATTTTTATATCCTCTCTTTCTTATAATGGTTTAAATTCAATATTTCTGCTATCAAAAAATTCCTTCAGTGCAAGTGCATCTGCTGTTGTCAGAAATGCTTTAAATGCAATCCAGACTGGAAGTTCTTTCACACCTGACGGAGAAACGGCTTCATTTTGTTCTGCAACAGGAGGTTTCATGCATTCCTCAAAAGATTTTGCATCTGTAAATCCAATCTGTCCGGGAAGATCATCCTCTTTCTTCTGGAACTCTGCCTCATTTTTTGCTTCCTTCTCCGCTTTCAATCTTGCCTGCTCTGCTTCATGTTCTGCTTTTTTCCTCTGTATTTCTGCTAGGCGCTGCCCTTCATTTAACGCCCTGTTGATATCCAGAGTGGATTTATAGACTTCTAATGCTTCAAAGCCAAATTCCGGTAATTTTGAAAGTGTATCCACATCTTTCTCCACGCTTGTGATAAATGCATTCATAACATCTTCGATGGACCTCATGGATGTTGTCTTATTTAACCATCTACTGTCAAAAATACATTCCAAAGAAATTTCGAACGGTGTTGATTTACTGTTCCAGAGTTCCTCGATTTGCTTCCGTTTTTCCTGCTTCTCGTACTCTTCAAATTCCTTAATTTGCTTATCAATAAGGTTAATAGGATCGTTAATAAGCTTAATTAAGGCGTTAATTTGAGTCTTAAATTCGTTAAATGGCTCTAAATAAGCCTTTTCCAGTCTTATTCTTTCGTCATTTAAGGCTTTTTTCAGCTTATTTAAGCTTGCTTTATCTGATTTAGCATCCTTAATTTGCTCTCCGGTGTACACTAAATTACTGTGGTCTTCTACTATTTTCTGTATTTCTGACCTTAATTCTTCATAATTAAATGTAATTTTCTCCGGCATTTTCACTTCATTGACTCTTAATTCCATGTTTTTCTCTCCTTTATCTTCTTATTACATCCGGAAGGATAAGCGGCGGGCATTCATCTCGCTCCACGTATCCCCAGAATCGTTTTCCTTCTTTCATCAGGTATTCCATATCTTCTTTCACATCTTTTTCTTCTCTCTCGAAATGGTAATGTTTTGTTAGAAAAGATACCTTGCCATCATATTCACTTTTTAACTGCGCTTTTACTTCACAAAAATCCGCCTCCAGAACTGCCATATATAGCAAGCATTGACAATAATAATTGTCCGGGATTCTCTCATCCCATTTTTTTCGCATTGCGCTATTCAGAATGTTCGTTGTCTTACATTCCCAGATTCCGAGTCTCCCATCTCCATCAAAAAGCCAACCATCTACTGAAGCCTGCGCCCAGGGATATTTATCATTACGAAAGCTGTTGTTTTCTTCATATCTCACTTGGTATTCTGGAAAGTCCAGCCGGAAGAGTTCTCTTAATAATGGCTCTGCCTGTGTACCATATTTAATATAAGGAAGATTTGAAATGTCTTTTGCTTCCTTTCTTCCAGTTTTCAACTCCCACAACTCCACATTTGTCATGTACGGATTCTTCCCGATTACAGCGGCAATTTCAGAACCGCCGATTCCATTTTTTCTATTTTTAAGCCATTCTTCATGGTTGCTAAGTATTGTTTTTGTAATCATTTGACTTTTCCTCAAATTTTCTCTATACTTTAACTGGTTTAATTTCTTGAGTGCTTGAGGGTTGCCGCCCTGTGACAGCACTCTTTTT